GTAAAAAGGCAGCAACTGAATTAGGATTGAGTTATATGGCTATCAATGCATGTTGTTTACAAAATCAAAATAATTTACCAAGAAAAAGAGATAAACTAAAAATTGGAAAATATATTTCTTTTAATTATATTTGGGAATATAAATAAAATTTTAGAAACAATTAAATAATATGAACCAAAAACAACCACAAATGCAAGTAGACATTACTCAGTCTACACCAATGGTATCAGCTGATGGAGGACAAATCTTCCAAGAAGCAGTAGTACTAAGAAAAATCAGTAAATTTTTAGCTGGAACAAGTGAAGACGCAGTCATTCCGATTCCAGTGTTCATTGATGTAAAAACAGGAAAAATCTTAATTGATATGCTTCCTAAAGAACTTAGAGCAGAATATGAAGAATACAACAAAGCAATTTAATATATTTGATTTTCTTAAGGCTATCATTGATACTAAGCCTAATTGGGATACATTTACTCCTGATCAACAAAAGTTGTTTAGTGGGTTTATGATTAATAAATTTCTATCAATGAATCCTAAGTATATTGAAACTGTTAACTATGTACAAGGATTAAATATTAAGGACAATAAGAAAATATACGAGGTATATTGTTGGATGATTCCACAATCAAAAAATACTTACTCGCCTTATATTAAATCAACTAATAAAAAAGCATCACCTGAAGTTTCAAAACATGTAGCAGAGTATTTTGAATGTTCAACTACTGAGGCAGAAGAATATATTCAACTAACTGATAAAGCATGGTTAGAAAATATTTTGGTTGCTAAGGGAATTGATGAGAAAGAAACTAAAAAACTATTAAAAAATGGCTAAAGAAGAAATGTCTGTTATTGAACAACTAGAAAAAGAATATCCTACTATTGCTCAAGGATATAAACAAATAATGAAAGAACAATACATATTGTTTGCTAAAAAACATTTAGACTACGGAATGACAAATATATCAGCCGGAACACAACTAGCAAATGATGAAGAAAAAGACTTCGCATTAACAGGACTTTGGTATCGTTTATCTGATAAAGTGAACAGATGGAAAAATCTCATCATCACTAAACAACAAACCAAAAACGAATCATTAGTTGATACCTACCAAGACATCACTAACTACGGAATTATAGCTCAGTTAGTAGAAAGAGGTCTTTGGAAAAAATAAAATGTCTAAAGACAAAACCCCATCTATAGTAAAACGAATACGTAATTTCAAACCCCAAGAAATTAGCTATGCTTTTCAAAAGAGCATATCGTACTCACAAATGTCAATGTATTTGCAGTGCCCTAAAAAATGGGCACTACAATACAGAGACGGCTATAAAATACCTAGTTTCTCTATCAACATGACTTTTGGTACTGCGTTACATGAAACGCTTCAAAACTACTTACATACAATGTATATGGAAAGTGGAGTGGCAGCAGACAAAATCAATATAGAAGAACATTTTGAAGATCGATTCAGAGATAACTATGCTAAAGGATATAAGGACAACAAAAACATCCACTTCAGTGATCCTGAGGAAATGAGGGAGTTTTATGATGATGGTTTAGCTATATTAGATTTTATTAAAAAGAAACGAGGCGAATATTTTAGTTCGAGGAATTGGCATTTAGTAGGTATCGAGATACCAATTGTTATAGCGCCAGATAAACGCTATAACAACATTTTATACAACGGGTTTATTGACCTTGTATTATATAATGAACCTACAGATACATTTACTATATACGATATTAAAACAAGTACTCGTGGGTGGGGTGATAAAGAAAAGAAAGATGAAATTAAACAATTTCAAATTTTATTATACAAACAATTTTTTAGTGAACAATTTGGAGTACCTGAGGATAGTATAAATGTTGAGTTCTTTATTTTAAAACGTAAGATATGGGAACAAAGTGAGTTTCCTCAAAAACGTATTCAACAATTTGCTCCTGCCGCTGGCAAAATCAAAATGAAAAAAGCAAAAGCAGCGCTGACCAAATTTATTGAAGATGTATTTAATATAGATGGTACTTTCAAATCTACGGATCATCAACCTAAACCAGATAAATCCAATTGTAAGTACTGTCCTTATAAGGACAAGAAGGATTTATGTGATAAGGCTTTTTCTTGATATCCGTATATATTTATATACAAATACATAGTTATGGAAAACAAAGAGCAACTAACATCAGTTAAAGTCGATAAAGAACTATTCGACGTCTTTAAATTAGAGTGTGTTAAGAGGAAATTTTCGTTAAATAAGCTTGTCAATCGAGCAATGGATTTATATCTTAACTCAGAAGAATTTAGAAAACAAGTTACAAACCACAATAAATAAGTTATTTATGAATTCAAGTTTTGCCTATTTACCTCAGAACGAGCGTAAAAAAATCATGCTAATATGCGATGATATTCGAGTACATTCCGGAGTAGCAACAGTTGCTAGAGAAATGGTCCTTAACACAGCCCAACATTTCAATTGGGTACAAATTGCAGGCGCAATTAGTCACCCTGAAAAAGGAAAAAAGTTAGACATATCGCAAGACACCAATACCAATACTGGTTTAACAGACTCATCTGTTATAATGTACCCAATAGATGGATATGGTGATCCAAATTTAGTACGCCAATTAATTAAATTAGAAAAACCAGACGCTATATTTTTGATCACTGATCCAAGATATTTTATGTGGTTGTTTCAAATCGAAAACGAGATCCGTAGAAAAATGCCTATCGTTTATTTGAACATTTGGGATGACTACCCAGCACCAATGTATAATAGACCATATTATGAAGCATGTGATGCTTTGTTAGGTATCTCTAAACAAACAGTTAACATTAACAAGTTAGTGTTAGGTGATAAAGTCAAGAAAAAAATTATTGAATATGTTCCTCATGGTCTAAACCACGACATATTTAAGCCAATTGATCAAAACAATCCTGAATTTAAAGCATTCAAACAACAAATATTTAAAGGAAAAGAATATGACTTTGTATTGTTCTTTAATTCAAGAAACATCCGTAGAAAACAAATTCCAGACACACTTTTAGCTTATAAGTATTTTGTTGATACATTGTCTGAGGAACAAGCAAAACGTTGTGCTTTCTTATTACATACAGACATTGTTGATGATAACGGAACTGATTTAGCAGCAGTAAAAGAATATTTCTTTGAAGATGAAAAATACAACATCATCTTTGTACCTGAAAAATTAGATGCCGCCAAAATGAATTTCCTATACAACATGACTGATTCTCAGATCTTATTAACAAGTAATGAAGGTTGGGGATTAGCACTAACTGAAGCAATGTTAGTAGGAAACCCAATTATTGCTAATGTAACTGGTGGAATGCAAGATCAAATGCGTTTTGTTAAAGATGGTAAATGGGTAGATTTTGATGCTGATTTTCCTTCAAACCATAATGGTACTCTTAAAGAACATGGTGAGTGGGCGTTTCCAGTTTATCCAACTAATCGTTCAATTCAAGGTTCACCTATCACACCTTATATTTGGGATGATAGATGTACAGCTGAAGATGCAGCTAAACAAATTAAAGCTGTTTATTATTTAAGTAAAGACGAACGTAAAGCAAAAGGTATGAAAGGTAGAGAATGGGCTTTAAGTGATGAGGCAGGATTTACAGGAGAAAAAATGGGTCAAAAGATCATAGGGATTTTAGATAACTTATTTTTAACTTGGAAACCTAGAGAAAAATTCGAATTATTAAATACAAAGAATATTGAAAAAAGAGTTTTAAACCATAAATTGTTATATTAATATGAGTAAGAACACATGCGTTATCTACGCACCCGTAGATACTTTATCAGGTTATGGAAGCAGAGCACGTGATACAGTTAAATCCATCATTCAACTAAAAAAAGAAGAATGGGACATTAAAATCATCCCTTGTAATTGGGGAAACACTCCTACAGGATTTATTGAAGAAAATCCAGAGTGGCATTTTTTAAATCAATATTTAATTAATGGACAACTCACATCTCAACCAGATATTTTTATTTGGATTACAGTTCCAAATGAATTCCAAAAAGTAGGTAAATACAACATTGGTATTACAGCAGGTTTGGAAACCACTATTGTACCGGCTGACTGGGTTGAGGGAGTAAATAGAATGGATCTAGTACTTGTTTCATCTGAACATTCTAAAAAAGCATTTATGGAATCTAAATTCCAAAGAGTAAATGATAAAACAAAACAAGTAGAAGGTATTGTTGAAGTAAAAACTCCTATTGAAGTGATATTTGAAGGTGTTGATACAAACATCTACAAATACTTAGATACACCAAACAAAGAAATTGGTGCGTTAAATACAATTCCTGAAGACTTCTGTTATCTATTTGTAGGCCACTGGTTACAAGGTGATTTAGGCGAAGATCGTAAGAACGTAGGTATGTTGATTAAAGCGTTTTTTGAGGTTTTTAAAGGCAAGAAAAATCGTCCAGCGTTAGTTTTAAAAACATCTATCATTGGTCCTTCTTATATGGATCGAGATGAGATTCTAAAACGTATTAAACAAATCAGAGAAACTGTAAACTCAAAAGATCTACCTAACATTTATTTGTTACATGGTGAATTTACAGATAAGGAAATGAATGAGATCTATAACCACCCAAAAGTAAAAGCAATGGTATCGCTTACTAAAGGTGAAGGATTTGGTCGTCCATTACTTGAGTTTACTCAAAGTAAGAAACCAATTCTAACTACTAGCTGGAGTGGACATTTAGATTTCTTAAATACCGGATTTACAACTTTAATTCCAGGTACATTAACAAATGTACATCCAAGTGCCGCTAACCAGTTCTTATTAAAAGAATCACAATGGTTCTCTCCTGATCCAGGTAGAGTAGGATACTACTTAAAAGATATATTTGAGAACTATAAGGACTATGTTGATGGAGGAAAACGTCAAGCATATCATTCAAAACAAAATTTCTCATTTGAAAAAATGACTGAGAAAATGGCTGAGTACTTAAAACGTATTCCTGAGTTTCCTAAACAAGTACAACTTAAATTACCACAATTAAAGAAAATAGAATTACCAAAATTACAAAAAGTAGAAAACAATGGATAATTTAATAACATGCGCTCACTGCGGATCAGATGCGTGCTACGTAAACGAAAACTCACCTACAATTAAAACATACTCTTGTTTTGGATGTGGTTTTACAAC